CATAAGCTAAACCTATATGGCCTACTTGTGCCGTAAGAAAATCAGTGGTGCTGCCAAAACTTATAGACGTACCGCTAACCGTCCCTACCATAGCAATTCCGTAACCGCTGTTACCTTCAAAGACAAAAACTATTTTTCCTGAATTAGTATCAAAAACAGTTTGAAGCGCATTTATTGCTGAAGTATTGTAAAAAGTAACAGGCGAACCAAAACTTATACTATCACCAGAAACAGTTCCTACCACTGCTTTACCATAATTAGAGTCACCACCATCTCTATAACCGACAACTATTTTGTCATTAGCTGTATCATAAACTACAGATGTAGATGACGCATTTGCTTGTTCGTAAACAACGCCAGAACCAACAGATTGAGGAATAGTTAGACCCTCACTGACCGCAGCCCTGATGATGGCGTCTTTGGTTAAGTTGCCAATTACCTTCACAACAACTCTCCTTAGTCAGTTATTTGCTCGTAACTGATTATTACTTCCAGATCGTTAGCAGTCCCTGCTGTTGCAGTGATAGACATGTTTTCTTCTAGGTATATCGCTGTGTTCTTATCCAACACCACCAGTGAAGAGTCAGCCGCTACAGATGCAGTAGCAATCAATGAGAATGCCGTGCCACCACCTGATGCCGCGCTGTGTACATCCACCGTTATGTCACAAGCATTCGTGCCATCTACGTTTGCAACTTGGATCATGTTTACTTTCAGAACATCATCGCTCGATGCTGCGTTGTTTAAGATTGTAGTCTGTGATGTTGTTGTAAGAGCATACTGGTCTGTCTTACCCAGTATTGAGCTTACATTTACAATATTTGGTGCAGCCATATCCTAGCCTCCTTTACCCAAAAACAATAGCCATAGCTATGGCCTTCCCTGTTCCAATTCCGGCACTTCCAAAAGAAATAGTGCCACTACCATTTGTAACTAACGCTTGCCCGTTTGTCCCATCTGAAGTCGGGAGGGTAAGAGCCGTTACAAAAGCCTGTAGGTTAGCGTCATATGCCAATACATTTGACCCAATCGCAACTCCTAAATTTGTTCTTGATGTTCCTGCATTCGCAACATCTGATAAGTTATTCGCTGCAAGCAACGCTCCTGATAGAGGTAACGAAGCCCCTAAATCAATAACCGCTGCGCCAGATCCTGCACCGTCACAGTAAATTATAGCTGATGCACCGTTTGCTACTGTTACATTTGCACCAGATCCCTGTGAGAATATAGCCGACTGACCTGAGTTATTCTTGACAAAATACATACGCTTTGCGTCATTGGGAGATACCGTTATGGTATTTGTCCCAGAAGGTGAGCCACCTAAAAGCAAAACATGATACTGTCCATCCGATGCAGATCCATCTGAGGTGGTCAGTGTATGCGTTGTTCCTGAAAGTGTAATGTCTCCAACACCCGCCGCAATACGGTCAATGATATCGAAGTTTGTATTGGTTGACGTACCCCACGTTCCAGATTCGTCACCCGTGGCAATCTTCTTGATGCCGCTGTTTGTTGTATAGGTTGCCATATTTCCTTACCTTTACGCTGCTATTTCTGTCCACGTTGTTCCTGGTGTAGGATCTATTTCCGCCCATGTACTGTTGGGGTTAGGCGTAATATTAGACCAAGATGTTCCTGGAGCAGGAATTATATTACCGTAAACTAACACAGATCCTACGCTTGCGCTAGTGCTTAAACCTGTAACAGTTACAGACGATGGTGCAACGATTGTTACACTACCAACTTGACCTGTTGCAATCAAGTTATCTGCTGAAACTGGTACAACTTGTGATGTTAATACTGTAACAGATCCAAGAGATGCGGTTGCAGCAAGACCTGAAACTGCTATATTTGGTGCATTTCCTATAATAGTTGGCTCTGTAACGCCGCCAGTAGCTGCAATACCTGTAGGCGTTACGTCTACACCTACACCCTCACTAATCGTAACAGAACCCACTCCACCTGTAGCTGCAATGCCTGTGGGCGGAACATTGACTCCAATTATGATACTTGCGCCAGAACCTACGGATGCTGTAGCGGATAGTCCTGATACAGTAACATCAACACCGCCACCTTGAACAACTGTAGGGGTGCCTACAAATCCTTGACCCTGCAATCCTGTAAGTGGAACATTTTGTTCTGTTACAAGAGTGACTTGCCCAACACCACCTGTAGCGGCAAGACCCGCAGGATTTACAGTGTTATTACCTTGTACAGTGACGCTACCAACACTTGCGGTAGAACCTAATCCCGTGACAGATATGGATATGTCTTCTCGAACAACAGCGGTGCCGACTTGACCCTGCATTGCTGCAAGAGTAGACTTTTCACCACCCCAAGAAGTTTCACCCCAAGTTAGTTGCCCCCAACCATTGAGAGTATGACCAACACGAACAGGGGTAGCTTCATTCCAAGCACCGTCGCCCCATGTTCCACGTCCCCAACCTGTGATGTTTGTCACGGGAAAACTGCCTTACGCGATACGAATAATCGCGCTACTTGCGTCAGCCGTTGGGAACACAATCTGAAAATCGCCAGAAGTAGAAGACTTGTTAGACCCAAAATCTAAAACAACAACTGTATCTGTAGTTCCTGATCCGCCACCTGTTGTAGTGTTATAAATCAACGCACCACGAGCAGTGATTGTTGCAGAAGTATATGTCTTGTCTGCAAAATCTGTTAAAGCAGTTGTTCCAGAAGTTGTGGGTGTTACGTTTGTCAACGCTCCTCCACCCGCTGTGTATGAGCCAGAATTACCCACTTCGTTAGAGGAAGTATATGCTGTAGTAGAAGCATTGAACGAAGCGTTGTTGTCATACAAAGCTAGTTTAAAAGTATCACCAGATGAGTTTGTAAAATTGTGACTACCCGTAAGCAATTCTTGCTTAAAAGAAGTACACATAAAGTTTCCAGAAAAGGCCATGTTAAAGTCTCCTTATAAGTTCAGCCAGTTGGGGATGACCCGCATCTTTGATTGCATTGTGCACTGTTGTGCGGTCACTACGAATAGCCTGCCTCATATAATATGCAACAAGCTTCTCAACATGCTTTGAGAAAGCATGAGCTTGATCTCTGATACCTGGATGGGCATTCTCAGAAACCGAAATAATCTTTTCTACACATTGTTCTGCTAATTCTTCGGGAGTAAACCCCCTGTTTTCTGTTGTTCTAACACCTACAATCTGTTCATTCTGTGGTACACTTACATCAATTTTAAACATTACATATCCATCCTTGGCTCACCATCACGATAACTGTCTCGCTTTAGCCTACCCTCACCCAAGACTAGCAGTCTGCTCATAGCTTCATCAAACTTTTCTTTATACATTGCAAGAACATCTTGCTCACCTTTCATAAAGATATACGCGTTTACTAAGCTACCATAAAGCAATGCTTGTTCTGCGTTATCCCCTAGCCATGAAGTGCTAGAAGTAACAATTGATGGTGGGTCAAAATAATAATGAAGCTGAACTGAGTAGGTAGTGTCTGGTGTTGGCGCTACTATAAAGTTACCAGAAGAACTAGGTGATGTTACATCTCCATCAAACTCTGAATAGTATTTTGGAAGCCCAGTCGTTGACTGATTAGGGTATGCTTCACGCATAAAGTTTACATCTTTTTCAATGAGAAAATTATAGTTACTACTTCCGTCAATTACAGCAAAAGAAAACGGAGCTAGAAAATCTGAAGGTCTAGCAATGTACGGGTTACTAGCAGTCATGTTAGCAGTCACGTTCTTTCTAAGCTCTGGAATCATTACAGTTCTATATATCAATTCCTCTGCTTGTCTCACAAACGTAGGTATCTCTGCAACGAAAGTTGTTTCGTTGTTTTCAGTAAAGTCCTGTATGGACTGTAATAACTCAGCGTAATTCATCTACTTATCCGTTTCTAGTAAACGCACCACCACGGGTTGCTGCACCCATACCACGACATTTGCCGCCCATGCCCATCTTAGTGACCTTACCGCCAGAAGCTTTTTCTTTAGGGACAAGCAGTTGATCTGCTTCTTCAGGTGGGCTTACATCTACAATATCAGGACGTGCTTGTGGTCGTAGAGACTTTTTAACAGCACCTGATTTGCGTTTCTCACTAAATGGTCTTGGTTCTGGCTTTATTACCTTCTTTTTCTTTTTAGGTAAGTCTTTTAAGGTCTTCTTGGGGCTAGGTACTGCCATGTCTCAATCCTCGTTATAAAGGTTATCAAATACTCTATTCACGTCTAGTGTATAGTCTAAATCACTTTTTGAATAGTGTATATGTTGTGAAGGTTTAAAATCAGGTGCACCTTGTCCAGTCTCAAACCAAGCGGGGTGTGTTACTCTCACACGGTTGTTAGGGAGTGCAACAATATTACCTGTCCACTCTCCTGCATCTAGCAACTGCATAACATGACTTTGTTTATGTTGTGCAGGGTCGTCAGCTATCTCACTTTCTGCATAATCAACGGTAAACATGTATTTTGCAGGAAACATATTACCATCTATCTTAGCTAACCAAGGACAAGGAGTTGCTCTGTCAAGAACGTACACAGCGTGTGTATGAGAGGAACAGTCCCAAGGCTGTGCGTCATGCACCGCCATAGGTTCGGGCCATTCCTCAAATGGCTCGTCTGCAACTAACGCAGTTATAGGCATCCTAGCCCACATTGCACCGCCATGTACATTCTCATCGCCTTCCTCATCTGCTTCGCAGCCTGTAAAGATGACTTGAAAACTCAAGCATCTGTTCGGCATTGTTGTTACCGCTATTGCCATCGCATGAAGAAACTCTCCATGGTAGGCTTGGTGGTTATGCGTATATTCACGACGAACCCAACATTTAAAATGCGGTATATTACTTTGTAAATAAGGCATTACCTGCGTGTTTTACCGCCTTTAGCCATAGTTTTTTTCTTCATTCTGCCGCCGCCCATCTTTTTAACAGCGCCGCCTTTAGCCATGGTTTTCTTTTTCATGCTGCCGCCGTACCTTTTCTTAGCAGCGCCGCCTTTTTTCATTTTACCTACGCCATCAGCAGCAAAGAATGGAACGCTCTTTCCGTTCTTCTTCACCATCTTTAACTTTGATCCTGCTCCTTTTTTAACAACCTTGCTACCCTTCTTCATAGCAACAGGCTTTTTCATTGCACCGCCTCTAGCGTAACCCTTCTTTTTCATAGCCATTTTAGTCTCCTAAGTTGTGTTGATTTGACCGCCCATATTGGGATGATTTTGACAATAATAGTAAAGTGTTGGTGCGCTTGCTGCAACTGTTATAGTTGTAGTGTATGCACTATCATCTTTTACAACCCCCGTTGTATACTCAGAGCCGCTGTTATGTGTTCCATCTGAAGTGGTAGAGAATCGTAAAGGATGACTTGTTGCTGCTGACCAATTAAATACATATGTTTGGCCTTCAGAAAGAGTGAGTGTTGCTTGTAAAACACTATCTATGTAATATCTATTTCCTGATCCAGGGTTGGCAACAGTAACTGTAAACGTATCAGCTATTACATTAGCTACAGAACCTACTGTGCCTGTACCTGCCAAACCTGTAACGCTGACAGACACGTTTCCTGTTGTTGTGTTAATTGTAACAGAACCAACGCTACCTGTAGCTGATACGCCAGTAACAGATTCTACTTCGGTTGTCGTTACAGATACTCTTCCAACTGATGCAGTCATAAGAGTTCCCTCATGCCCTACAGGGTCAAAGCCATACAATGCCCTACTTTCTACGAGAGATCTATCAGGTCTTGGATTACGTAAAGACTGAGGATCATTTATCTTTAATCTACCAAGAAAGTTTTGAGGTTGGTCTGGATCAACAACATCTCGGCCTACAAGAAAACCTGTCTTAACTCCGTTATTATATTCAGGCACAAGATCTTTTAGAGGATACCTAAACCCTGTCTTGTCACAGAAACCAAACGCATATTTAGCCTTTGCATAACTCATTAGCCACTCATAAACGTATCAAAAGGGACAAATTTAATTGACGCTGTTTCTTCATCTTCTCCTGCCGCAAGCTGAAACTGAAACTCATATTCTTGCTTCAGTGGTGCTGCTCTTGCAGCCACTTCTGGTTTTTTCATAGCTATGTAGTAAGCTAGTCCAGAAACTAACGCAGGAACAAAGCGAGGAGGTACAGATGTAACTGTAGATCCTATGCCAGAAGACAAACCGTCTATACCTTTGAGCCTAAAATAAGACAACGTGTATGTTGTCGTGCTATCTGGCACAGGCCACAAAGTTACTTTCGTTTCTGTTGGGAGCCTTTGGACGTAGATTTGGGTCGGCCTACCTTGCGTTTCTTTGTTGGTTTGTTGGGCGTAGGTTGCGACACTGACCCTTTGGAGGGTGGTGTCGGTTTGATTTGTACCTGTACCTGTGCGGATTTGGTGTTCGATGATGTCAATCGTGTCCGCAGGTAGCGTATAAGTCGCAGTACCTGCCGTAATGGATAGAGTATTAGATTCAATAGTGAAGAGATTAAGCCCACGGTTTTGCCACTCCAATGTTAAAATGTTAAGGCTCCTTCGAGCCGTTTTAAGATCATAGCCTGAACGCATTTCAAGACCTGCCCGTTCATAAGCTTCTTCAAATAGTTCTGGTAGGTCTGGTGTTACTACTGCCATGATAAGTTCCTATGTGACTACACTTCTGTGTCGTTTCGTTTTCTTTGCAATTTTTTTAGGTTGAGCCACATACTGCTTGCCTGAAGCCTTGCCTGCTCGCTTTGCTCTTGATGTGGCTGCATACTCAGCAGAGCTAAGAGACTTAATAGCCGAAGAAGGGAGGTAGCGTTCACCAGTAGCATTAGGGCCTTGGGTAGAAGGCTTGCCACTTTTAGTCCGCCACTTCTGCTTCGTCCATGACTTTAGACTTTTCTGAGATTTCTTCAGTGCCATCAGTTTTTATAACCGCCCCCTGCTTTTTTATAAGCTGATGCAAGCATTTGTGCTTTTCTAGCAGACCATTGTCCAGGTGCTCCACCCTTACCCCCTGCCTTAATTCTATTAAATAGTCGTTTACGCATTCCTGGCTTGGTGTAGTTACCTGCTTCATTCACGCGACTTTTAGACTTTTTCTTTTTAGTCTTACCGCCTTTACCCATACGGATTATTTCGAGGTCTCTTGCGTCATCCCCTGTTGAATCAAATCCTGCTTTTTCTTCCATTCTATTACCTCTTAATTGACTGGGCATCTGAGCACGAGAGATAGCCATCTAGCACTTCCATCTTTTTCTTGCTTGTCGTAAACGACTGTTAGGATCTTTTGCGGCTTTAGGAAACTTCTTCATCTGTCCTGCGGAACGAGCACAAAAAGACTTACGACGCTTGGCGTCTTTGCTACCCTTTTTTACCTTGCCAGTAACAGCAGTTTTTAACTTAGATCCTGGATTTTTACGACGATATGCTGCAACGCCTGCTTTGGTCATCCCCGCCCCAGATTTAGTGGGACGGAAATTTTTCTTGTTGCGTTTAGGCATTTCGCCTTTTTTCTTTTTCTCCGCCATAACTACTCCAATAGAAGAGTAATCACTGATCCAGTTCCACTTAATGCAGAAACAAAACAACCATTATCTGCTAGTATGCCATCGTTAGGAAGAAATATATCATTCCACCCCGCAGGCAACGTAAGATCAAGAAGTGTAGCGCCTGAAGCAGAACCATTCTTAATTGTAAAAGCAGTTGTGTTTGTTGCGTATACTAGAACACCTTGCAGTCTACTGCGAGAAGGCCCGACTAGACCTGCTGAGAAACCAGAAGTAGCTACGTTAAAAGCCCGTACCTCTTGTCCTGCCATACTAGCCTCCTATTACGCTAGGTTATTGTTTTGCTGATACAGAATTGTAAAGCGAACCAAACCCGCATTTGTTGCAGCAGAACCAGTGACAGTCAAACGAATATCCGCTGTTCCTGTATCTTGCCATGCTAACGCCGCACCTGCTTGTGTGGTCGGATATTTGCGTCCCGCATCTGTTCCGCTTGCAAACGTGTTCAAAATAGTAGCTGCGCCACCTACGGTATCACCAACGCTCAAGTTTGTTGAGGTATTAGCCGCCGTGATAACATCAATAACACAGTCAATAATTTGAGAATTTGCAGGGATTACAACGTCAGTAACTTGTGCAGCTACTGCTCCGCCAGATAAATCCACTGAAAATGTCTGAGCCATAACGACTTGACCAGTGTTTTTGATATTTGATCCAAGGGTTG